GTTCTTTGTGTATATATCTACACCTGTTGGATCGTACGGGAAGCCACTGATTGTTGTAGTACCACCACTAAAGCTAGTTGTTAAATCGCTACCATCTATCCTACTGTCCAACAACAACGTATAACCACTAGCATCTTGCAGATCGTTCTCCATAGGTAACACATCTAAGTAGGTAGAGGTATCGTCGTTTTTTACTAAGTAAAGATTAGACTCTATAAATCCTAATGCTACGACATCACGACTAAACGTAAACTTCTGCCAAGCACTCTGTATCTTTTCTTTATTCTGCCAAAAGAACTTATAAACACATACTTCTTTACGGTTCTGATCGTTAACAACAGCAATGACATTCTCAACAGAAGTACCTGCCATAGCAACAATGTTAGACTTTATGTACGTTGGTACTTGTGCTGTTATCTCAGCTGCGTCAAATATGTTAGTATCGTTGTCTACGTAGTACTCAGTCAACCCGGCATAACTATTACGTTTGAATGGGAAGTATACGTAGTTGTTAAGAACGATAGGTCTGATAGTACCGTCAGCGTCGTATTCAGTAGCTGGTGTAATACTTACCGTTTTAGGTGTTAACAATTCCTGACCACGAAGAACGAACTGTGTGCCTTCTGAAAAGATTAACAACTTCTCTTGGAACGGTACTGCGTGTTTTAACATCGCTACTTTTGTATGTGCTATTCCTACATCTATGGGTGCACTGTCTAACAACGATAAGACCGTAGTCCTCCAAAAGTTAAAGTAGCTGTCAGACTCACTAAACACGATACTGTCATCTGTTAGTAGTCCTAGTCTGTTCTTGAAGAAGAAGATGTCGTTTATCTTACTACCAACAAACGTAGGAGCTGGGTTCGTGTCGTCATCACCTGCTGTTCTGTTCCCCCAAGTAGTCGTGTCTAATGTCCACGTGTTAAATGTAGCGTCGTCAGGTTTTAACTGTAACGGCATGGTTGTAGCGTTGATGCTTACCTTTACACCGTATCCTACATCCTCTATCCATGTGCCTTCACCGTAGTGCCACATTACTTCTTTGTCTTCTTTAGTCTCAAACTTTACATAGTAGTCGTCTTGTACAAGCTCGGTGTCTCCCTTTACTTTAACACGAAAACCATTGAAAGCTTTAGCAGGTAACTCAGTAATGCTAGATACTTCTTTATAAACAACACCTAATCCTTGGTCAGCTAAACCATCCTTAACAGATATATCAAAGTCAGAAGCACCTGTGATAAGTATGGCAGCATTCTGTTGTTCCATCGTTTGTGATATACCTGATGTGGCTATCTGAGCTGTTGCAGCTGCACCACTTCCACCTCCACCACTAAACGATATAGTAGGAGCAACCGAGTAACCACTACCTTGATCTGATATAACAATCTCTGTTACTACTCCACCTGATACAATAGCGTACCCTTCAGCATCACTAGCAGAACCTGTGTTAAATTGTACATCTGGAGGACTCGTGTAACCACTACCACCGTTTGTAATCGTAGTGCCTGTAACAACACCTCCTGTACCTAAAGTCAAAGCTATCTGTGTGGCTATGTATTCAGTATCAGCATCCTTACCTGAACCCTCTGAGTTGCCTGTTGAGTCGTTACCACCGTTCTGACCATCACCACTACGATACGTTCTTTTGTGTCCGTCTATATCAACAGTGTATTCTTTACTGTAGTCACCTAACTTAACGAACACGATAGCTCTGTAATCTAAAGCTGTACTTGTTGTACTACCTAACGATACCGTTTGTTCTTTGTTAGCTATGAAAGTATAATCCGCAACGGTTAACGCTTTAACGTCTTCTCGTGGGTTGCTGATGTTATTGAGGTAAGTCTGTGCGTCTGCTGTTATAGTTACCGTCTTCTCACTGCCGTCACTAAGATCAAACACAGACAGATCGTTGTTATCTATAACAGATGCAAACTGCTTACCTTCATCTCTGTCTATCAGTTGTACAAAAGCGTCGTTACTTACTTTACTTGTAAACAACTTACCAACGTGACGACTGTTCGGTCGTTTTACTAACCCTTCAACAACAGTAGCCCAAGCATTTACCTGCTCGTCACACTGACCGGGATACCTAAGATTGTCTGGTTGTTGTGATACGCCCTGAGCTAGGTTAGGTACGCTGTTAACTAATAACGGCATTATCTATCTAGCACTCGTAACACGCTGTAGTCGTCAAATATCGTCCTGTCTGCGTTCTCGGAGTCGCTGTCTATTGCTCTAGCTTTTGCTTCTATCTCGTCCCGTAACGCAAAGCCTTCTATCTCACGGCTACCAAGGAAACGATTAGCAAACACACGTGCAGCTTTAACGGTAATGTAATGTCGGAACTGCTCAGGTATTTCTGTGAAGTCCAACTCAAAAGTAATGGAGGCTTTAACCTCCTTAGTCCATACATCCGTGTGATTCTTCCTATCGTATAAGGTTAGTCCACGCTGTACTGGATCACTATCTGTATAAATTTGTGGGTCTAAGTCTACACGTAACGTGTTGTTAGGTAGTGTTATCTTAGATGTTGATGCGTCAGGGGTAAGGGTGTATTCGTGCTCGGTGTTAAAATGCCAACCCTCTGACTGAATGGCTCTGCTCATCTCGTCCAATGTGGACTCAGCTTGAACAACAGTAACTGGTACAGCTGTCCCTCCTAATGTGTTGACAGGTGCTTCTCCGATGACGCTAATCATCGTGTTTACTGCGTTAAGTTTTGTTGTCAGAGCCATAATATAAAAATACTCGGTAGAAGGGAGCGGAACGAATCACAGACCTCCCAACACCGAGAGAGTGGTTACTTCTGAAGTTCGATAGCACACTCAGGACGGAGAACTCCGTGACCCATAGCGTACTTCGCAACGAAAAGTGTACCTTGACGTTCGATTTGGTACTCAGATTCAGTAGCCAAGTCGAGCAGTTTAACAGTTCCAACAGCAGCAGAATGAGAAACAACACCAAGCGTGTTAGTAAAGTTTCCATTGTATCCTACTCCGTTACCACCGAACACGTCGTTAGCAGCTTCTCCGTCACCAGTAGAAACAGCAGACAAGTCAGTCGATGGGATGTGGTTGGATTTGTAGATTGTGATACCTGCGATTTGAGGGATCGATCCAGAAGCGATGCTTCCTACACCTCCGACGTCTTTATTGACAGCAGAAGTAGAGATAGCAAGCTGTCCAGCACCACCAGTGATTAACTTGTAGTACTCTTGTGGACGAAGAACGCAGAAACGACCGTCACTAGGAACGTCATTTTCGTCGAGCTTCTGAGCAGCAGTGAAAAGAGCAGCTGTTAATTCTGCACCAGTTGGATCAGTGTTATCAGTGTCGTCTTCCGAGTCAGCGATGTCACCCATTGCGTTAGCAGAAACGTCAAGGATACCGCCAGTCTTACCACCAGTTACGGCAGCAGCAGAACGAGCAGCAGCGATGAATACTTTAGCAAGAGCAGTATCGAAACGAACAGCAAGAGCTTTACCCAACTCGTTAGCGTAGACGCTGCGGATGTCGTAGTGGTTCTTTACGTCGTCGATGTTACTTAAGAAAGTAGAAGCCAAAAGCATCTTGTCGATAGTGATGACTTTCTCAGCTTTCTTGATGTCGCTTAAGTAACTGTTTCCAGCGTCAGCGATGTTTTCACCGGGTGTATGATAAGCAGCAGAAGCGATTCCTGTTACAGGGAACTGAGCTGATTTACCGTTTTCGATTGTGCGAACAGTATGTAGTGCTTTAAAGATGTTGCTTTCCTCGAAGGTTTGCAGAATCTCTCCGCTAAACTTTTTAAGAAACAAAGCATCTGTATCACCAGCACTATTAATTTGTCCAACACGTGAGGGGGATGTATCTCCATTAGCCATGATATATTTTCCTTTATGTTGTAGTTATTATAGTTGTAGTTATTAGTTGGTTTGACTCTCACTTCGTTCGTTCACAGGATTGTCTACCGCAGTAGGTCGAGGACTAATAGTCGTAATTGTCTATATAAATATCTTTAATTAAAATCAAAATAGTCTTGACTGTCAACCTCTTCTGCCAGAAGGACCAAAATAGAAACCTAAGATACAAGGCAGAATTACAGTGCATCCCATAAGGCTGATGTGTCCAGAAGAAATAGTGATCGGCTTTTGAGCTGCTTGCCATTTGAAGAGTCCGAAGAGGATTTCATTGTACCCTTCTCCGTCTGCGTTTGTGACTGTGAGGATTTCTGCGTTGGGATATAGGGTACATAAGACGATACACGTGCAGAGCGTAGACACCCCGATAACAGCAAGACAACGACGAGTATAAGAAACAAATTCAGAAGTACCTGCTTTAGCGAGTTCAGCTTGGAGTCTAAGAAAATTATCATTTGCACGAGCTTCTCTCGCCATTTCAATATCGTGCTTTTGTTGACGAGCTTCAAATATATACCCAAACACACCCTTGAGAATAGCACCCATAGCCGTGCTACCCCCGCCCGTAATGAACAACATAAGCAGTTCTCCCATTTCATTTCACCCCTTCTACTTTATCTCGTAGTCTATCGAGTTCTTTCTCCAAGTATTTTATCCTCTCAAACTGTTGATGGTCAGAGGTTATCGGCATATCTTGCATCTCTACCAAATGATCTAAGTCGCTTTTAGCTTGTTCTGCAAACTTCTCAATGTGCATCATTCGTGCCGACAAATCACCTAGTAATGTACCTTCGTGTTGTACCCGGTCTAGTCCGTTATCCAGCGTAGTTAGTTTGTTCCAGATAACACTGTAACCCCATACTGCCGTACCAACAATAGCTATGACTTTCGCCATGAATGCTAGGTTGGCTTTGACCTGTGTGCTTTCTCCTAATTCTGCTGCCATGCTTTTAATCATAGTAACGAACGACTATCTAAGCAAAGAAAAAAGATGCCTTGAGGCACTCCTTAAAAACTCCCTGAAACCGATAAAAGGGAGAAAACCCATAGGAATGCCCAAGGCATCTTCACACACACATTAATTATGAAAGTTTAAATATTACTCACTGCAAGTCGCCTGTCAATCTCTTCGTGATATGCTTTGTCACCACTACGATAACGGGGGTCAGACTGTGCTCGTGCTAGTTCTTGCATACTCTTAAAAGGCATAGTGGATGTACCGCTTACTGCTCCCTGTACCAGCTTAGGTTGTGTTGCACCGTTGGCATTCTGATACCTAGCGTACAATCCTTGCACTGCTAACTTCGCTTGGCTGACCGTGCCTCCTGTAACAGCTTCGTCAAATGCGTCGATCTCTTCGGGTGGTAAATGTTCGTTTGCCCATTCAGCCATTTGATCGTA